TTCTAGATTTATTAATAAGTAAATATTTTAATATTAATAAAAAACGATTACATATATAATAAAAAGGAATGGAAAAAGATGGAATTTATAAAGAAATATGGGCTAAAAATCATCAATTTGCTCCAAAATAAATACTTTTTGATTATAGCAGGATTGTTGTTAACAGTTGTTTTATCGTATATGACACAAGATTATCATATGAAGACGAAAGAAGAGAGAACAAGACTACTTCAAGTTATTGAAACTAAAGAGAAAAATATCATCTCGTTAAACGCATTAACGGCCTCGCTCTCAATTAAAACATCACTTCAATCGCAAGAGATAGAAAAACTTAAATCCCAAAAGATAATTATCCAAGAGAAATACGAGAAAGGAAATTTAGTATCGAAAACTATTATGAGTGATAAAAGAGAAAGTGATAAGAGCAAAGAAAACAAACTGTCTCAAGATGAAACACGAAAAGAAGAATCTTCTTCCGTTCAAAATGAAACATCAAAAGATGCTAAAGAGACCTTAGTCTTAGATCAATCGAAAAAGGAAAAAGAAGTTAAAAAGAAAAAAACATATTGGTTTTGGATAGGGTTAGGGGCGGGAGTCGTTACTTGCATTACTACAGGAATATGTGTATTATAAAGAGGAGGAGATTATTATGGATAAAGATTTTAAAAAGAGATTAAAGGTTTTAATAATTCCAATTCTTATTTTTATAGGATCTATAAACTACAATAACATAGACAGAAATGTCTATGAAATTAAAAAGAGTGCATACTTGAGAATAACTCTCGATGGAAGAACAGTGTGTACAGCTATAGTAGTGAATGAAACAACAGCTGTAAGCTCTATGCATTGCAATGTTCAGAACGTGATTATACAGAGTGAAGATCATGAGATTAAAATAGATAATGCTCAAATAACTCAATTCTCTAATAAATACGATTTTATGGTTATGAAAGGAGACTTTAGAAAGTTTAACTCTATAGCTAAATATACATATGATTATTCTAATTACAGAGTACCCAGAAATGCTCGTTCATGCGGGTATGCGTTTGGAGGTAAGCTTCTATGTGTATATATAAAAGATATTAAAACGATTGGTCCTGACCTCATGGGAAATGGAACACTTATCCCAGGAATGTCTGGAGGCGCTCTCGTATATAATAATAAAATAATTGGTATTAATAAAGAATATTCAAATCAAGTAGTAGATACAGTATTTTTCGCAGGAATGTTCGGGGTAAATGTAGATGAAAAAAATGACTAGAAAAGAGATGGCGCTCGATGAGCTTTTAGAAGATATTAAAAATCTTGAAAAAGAAGCTGCAGCTATTGAAGAAGAGATGAAAGAAATCGAGGAAATCTTACGTAAAGAAGATCTCGGTTTTGTAGAAGCTCACTATTCAACAAAGAAAATACAGCTTAGAAACATAACTAAGAAGATAACAGAAACCAACAAAATTATGAAGGACAAAATTGTCTAAGAGAAACAACGACTCACAGCTTCATATAGTCGCTCAAGACTATAAACAGAAAGACACTAAACCGCGGTCTAATAATAAGTATCGTCAAGAGTTTTGTGAGCAGCTTATTACGCATATGAAAGAAGGCTTAAGCTTTGAGACATTTGCTGCTGTTATTAATGTATCGTCTATGACTATGACGCGATGGTCTAAGAAGTATAAAGAATTTGGTAGAGCAAGAGAGAAGGGTACTCTATATAGACAGATGCTTCTTGAGAAAACTATCATCTTAACAGCTACAGGAGCAATGCGCGGAAATGCTCCACTTCTTAAAACAATGGCTCATAACATTTTAGGCTGGTCAAATAGCGATGGAAAAACAGAAGAATCTTTAGACAGATTAACTGGCGATAAGCTTAAGAAAGAGATTGTTATTAAAACGTCCTATGATCCATTACAAGATGATATAGCTTTAGATGAGAGTAGTTCAACAATAGATGAAGAAGAGGCTGTTTAAATGGCCATTCATTACTCTAATTTTAACCCTATTAAAACATTTCCCGACGGTACACAAAAGTCTAACAATTCTCAACGTCGTTTTCTTAAGTCTTTTTATCAAGATGTATTGCCTAAATCTCTCAATGATTTACAGATCGTGATCTTATCAGGAGCTATGGGATCTGGTAAGTCTTTAGCTATACAGTATTTAACGACAAAAATGTCAATAGATTACCCTTTGCTTCAAGTGCGTGTAGCTCGTCTATCTATTAAAGCTGCTGCTCAATCTTTCTTTAGAGAGCTTAAAGTGATGATTCCTGAGGTCATTAAAGATGCTGAAAGCGCTGAACAGTTAACACTTAAAAACGGCTCTCACATAATGTGTAGAGGCTGGGCTGATAAGAACTTATCTAAAGTAAGATCTGATAACGCTCATATATACATATTAGAAGAAGCAACAGAAGACGCAAGAACACAGGGCAATAATAATATTAACTATGAAGCGTTGAAAGAGATGGTAGGACGAACACGTAATCCAAACGGTCCAAACATCATATTTATCATCTCAAACCCAGACGATCCAGAGCATTGGTTATATCAAAAGTATATATCAAAAGCGGGATTCATCAACGGACAAGAGACAGACGCTTTAAATAGAGTTAATAATGTTCATGTCTATTACTCTATAACAACAGACAATCCTTTCATTCGAGAGTCATATAAAGACTCATTAGCTCAGAACATGTCTCCTAAACAGAGCCAGAGATACATCTTTGGAAAGTGGGTTAGCTTAGCAGAGGACGGAATTTATAATGAATTTAATGAAGATGAGCATTATCATAAAGATAAGAAGTATGTTATCGATAGAAATCTTCCTATAAACCTCTCATTCGACTTCAACACAGCCGCAGGAAAACCCATGTCTGCTTGTATTTTTCAATATAAGAATGATCATATACATGTCTATGATGAGGTTGTATTAAACGGAAATACGAAAACAGTTCTTGATGAGTTAGTTTCTAGAGGGTTTTTTGAAGATATTGTTAAGAATAATCAGAGCTTAATAATACTCGGCGATGGCGCTGGATGGGCTACACAGTCGTCTGGCGGCTGGTCAGACTTTCTTTATATACAAAAATACATAAATGAATTGACTTATAATAATCAAAAAGTTATGCTAGAAATGAAAGCAGGACGTAAGAATCCAGAAATTGCTGCACGACATAAAGTTGTAAACTACTATTTAAAGAATTTAAAGAACCAAATCCGTGTATCTATCTATCCTCCGGCTCACGATGAGAAGGCTACCTCGACGCTTGTAAGGGGTCTTAAATCAACGCAATTAAAAAAGGGTAGTAGATACTTAGAAGATGACTCAAATTCAACGCAGCATATCACTACGGCCTTCGGGTACGCTGTATTTTATTACTCTTCATTAACGACGACTGGATCAAAGCGTATTTTCTAATAGAATAGCATAGACAAAAATGGCTATTAAGTTTTAATTTAATTACATATATAATAAAAAGGATAAAATTATGACAATTAATAAAAAGATAATAGAGAAGCTAAAACAAAGATCAAAAGATCTTCAAAATAATGCTCTTTATCATACAGTTCTAAATGATAACTTAGCTCAAGTTCTAGAGAAACAAGTATATTCTCAGATGAAAACAGCAGACGGACGAACAGATAAAACGAAGCTTAGTATTAATACAAACTTCTTGAAGAAGATTGTGAATAAACTATCTCAGTTATATACAGCTGTAGTTTCAAGAAACTTCGGCACATCTACAGAGAGAGATAAAGAGATCGCAGCTTACTATATGAAGACTATGAAATTAGATAGTAAATTACAAAGGGCAACAATGCTATATAATGGAACGAAATCAGTTCTTATAGAGTTGTTATATGATAGTAAATATCAACTAGGTTTAAGACTTATACCTAACGATTCATATTTCTTATATTCAGATGATGAGAATAACTTAAATGAATTGAGTCATGTTATTAAAATTATTGATAAAGAAGTAGCGGGAATATATACTCGATATAGCTATCAGATTATTTCAGCTGATACAATCGTAACAGTAGATTTCGAAGGTAAAGAAACAGATAGTAAACCAAACCTTTTAGGCTTTCTACCGTTCGTTCACGTTAATAGTGAATTAGATAGTTTATTTCCACGATCTGATTATGATACACTTTCTACATTACTACAGTGTAACAGTATTTTAACAGATGCTAACGTGTCTAATTATTGGTCATCTTTTCCTATAACGTTTGGAACGAATATTGATACGAGTCAATTAGATTTCGAGAGACATCCAGGAGCATTTTATGTTTTGAATCCAATGCCCGGATCTACTCAAGATCCTACGATTTCTACAGTTGCACCTTCATTAAATACAGCTGATTCTTTAGCTTTAGCAAGAGAAATTTTATCAGGTATTTTAGACAGCAAAGGAATTAAGTTATCTTCAGGAGATGCTACTTCATCTATTCAAAGTGGAGTTGCTGCATTGATTGATGCTGCTGATACAAGTGAAGTAAGAAAGATTATCGGGAATGATTGGGCTTATGCTGAAGAAGAATTGTGGGCAAAGATCGCTGAATATCACTCTTGGTTAGTTGTTAATAAGCTTCCTTTACTTCCTGCTAAAATGCCTAAAACTTTATTCTCTGATGATTTTGAAGTTATTGTTGATTTCCCCTTGACTAATACACACGAATCTGATACAGTTAAAGAAGAAGTAGTTGATGAAGTTAATAAAAAAGTCGAAGAAGATGGACAAGAAAGTCCAATTGAAAAAGATAAAGTTATTGTAGAAGAAGAGACTGAAGAGGATTAACTAATGGCTCAGCAAAAAGTCAAATACGATATCCCTTTTGGTCTTACTTATGAAGAGAGAGTAAGACTCGGATATAATATGATTGCTTACATTCAGAAAAGATCTCAAGAAGGTAAGGGCAAAGATGGAGAAAGTTTCTCTGGATACTCTGCTTCTTATATAAAAACTTCTGGGAAAAGCTCTGTAGACTTAACTGATACGGGCGATATGTTAGCTACACTAATACTATTGACGCACAGATCTGGATCATTAACGATTGGATACGAAAGCTCAGATCCTATAAACGGAAAGGTTGAAGGGAATCGTTTAGGAACTTACGGACAAAACAATCCCATTAGCGGTAAAGCTAGAGACTTTTTGGCTCTATCTCAATCAGAGTTGGATGAACTTTTCGGTGAGTTTTTAGTTGATGAAGACGATAGAGATAACGATGAAATATTGTCAAGATTCGCAGACGGTATGTCAGACGATGATATTGATTCATTATAAAGAAGGATATAAATGTATAAACTAAATATTAAATATATATTAAAAAAATTAAATAGAGAATTTAAACAAATGAGCAAAGATCTTAATTATGCTGTTTCTGACAAATTGAATGATATATTAATACAAGTAAAAAAAGATATACAACATAGAACAGAGATGGGCCATGATTTTGAAGGTAAAGATTTTAAAGAACTAACTCAATACACTAAAGATAAAAGAGAACAAAATCCAAACCTAAGCTCAAGAACAGTCTCAACCTTTTCGAATCAAATAGAAACGGGCGAGATGATAGACAGCTTAGAAGTTATTAAAAATAAAAAAGAATACTCTATTGAAGTCACTTCTCCTTCTAGAAAAGCCGTCGTAGGCAAACAAGAAGAGATGGGTAGAGTGTTTCTTGCTCTTAGTGAAGACGATAAGAAGTATATTGATAATGAGATTGATTCTATCGTTGAAGAAGCTCTTGGTGATATGTTCGAAGAATAGTATAGACAAAAATGGCCAAGAATAATAAATCTAATTACATATATAATAAAAAGAACAACAACCGACAAAGGATAAAATATGAAGTTTTTTAATGAGTTTAAAATGAAGCAAGAAGAAGCAAAGCCTGCAGAAGGCGACGGAAAAAGCACTGCAGCCCCAACAGTAGAAGATCTACAAAAGAAGCTTACAGAGGCTACTGAATCTTTAAACAAAGTAAGCGCTAATAATAAAGCTTTATTAGATGAGAAGACTAAAGCTCTACAGGCAGCTAAAGAATTAAGAGAAAAAGCTGAATCTGAAGAGTTAGCTAATGCTCAAAAAGATGGAAATGAAAGCAAGTTATTAGCTATTGCTCAAGCTCAAGTAGAAAAATATAAGAGTGAACTTAATAAATTTGAAGATGAAAAGAAAGACAGAGCACAGAAAGCTTTGGTAAAAGCACAAGAGAAAGCGTTTGAAGAGCTATTTAAAGATGCTGAATTTCATGATATTAATACAGCTAAGAAGATTGCGAGCTGGTCTAAGATTGTTCCTGAGAAAAATGAAGACGGAAAAATCACTTTTAATGCTGATGGTTTAGCTCAAGTTAAAGACGAATTAGTTAATAAACATGGTTATCTTTTTAAAGCAAAAGCGGGAGAAGCTGATAGAACTAAGTCTAAAGTAATAGACAGCGGCAAATCTAATACTGATTTAATCAGAGAAGAGCTAAAAGCTATTCGTTCTAAGTCTAATGATCTAGTAAAAAAGTAAGGTAAAACTTACTTTTAAGGATCAATTACATATATAATAAAAAGGAAAGAGATTTGAATTGACTTCCTTCAAAACTATAGAGAATTTTTTGAAAAAGACTCTAAAACAAATTTAAAATTTTTTAACTAAAAAAGGAAGGGTATAAAAATGGCAGTAATCAATAAAGACTCACAAGCAACTTTCGTAATGCTTGAGAATAAAATTAAACAAAATCAAGTTGTAGCTCCACTTGTTACAGATTTGAGTAGCTCAGTAGAAAAAGGACATGATTCTGTTAAGATTAATGTTGTTCTTCCGATGACTGCACAAGTTCAAACAGTCGGTGCAGTAAACTTTACAAATCAAAACGTTTCTTATAATCAAGACGTTATGTTGTTAAACGCAGTATCTGGATCAAGCTTTCAAATTGACGTTCATTTGGAAATGGAAAATTTGTTTGACAATGAAGCTAATTCAATCGCTGGAATTTTAACAGCAATGGGTTTGACTTTAGAAAATCAGTTAATTGCTCAAGCTCTAGCAGCAGCGACACTAACTGAGACAGCAAGAACAGCTGATATTTATAATGATGTAATCGCAGCAAAAAGAGTAATGAGAGATGCATTAATTCCTTTAGAAGGAATGTCGCTAGTTCTTAACGGAGCTGATGAAGCCGCAGCAGCTACTTCATCTAAAATCATTAACTCAACTGATACACAAAACAGAACTGGATTCGCAGGTAAAATCGCTGGATTTGATTGTTTCGTTTCTAACTCAGCAGCAGCAACTGAATCATTCTTTATTCATAAAGATGGCGCAGCGTATGCTTGGCACGGTGATATCGTTTATTTAGAATCAGTATCTCCTCAAACAACTAAAAAAACAGCATCTCTTTCTAGAAAGTTTAATTCAACTGTTCTTAGAGGCGGAGCATTAATCTATAAATGGGGCGAGTCTTAATCTTAAGACGCTAATAATAATTGGCCTTAACTGGCGCAAAGGCCCTGCAAAGGGCTTTTTTTTTTAGGATGTTATAATGATGAACAAGATAAAAAACATATTAGAAATTGATGGAGAAATTATCAATAAGCTATATCTTAAAATGTCAATTTGTTTATTTCCAATTGTTGTTTCATTATATAAAATTTTTTTAGGATTTTACGCTCCGATTTCAGACCTTCTTTTACCTTTATTTTTCTTATCTTTAATCGATATGTGTTTAGGTACATTTATTAGTTTTAGAGAATTAAAATGGAATAGTAAAAGAATGTTCTCAAAAAAAGCGATTGTTTTATGTATATTTTTTATAGGATTAACATCGATATTAAACCTTGAAAAGTTTTTACCTGGATTTACATCAAACTTTTTCAGTAAAATGTGGATGATGTTTTACGCTACATATGAGTTTGCTTCTATATTAGAAAAGCTTAACAAGATATACCCATTACCATTTGTTTCTTATTTTATAAAACATTTTAAATCAAAATTAAATCCGGAACTTAAAGAAATGTTTGAATCTATAGAGCAAAAAAATGATCAAATTATTGAGATCGCTAAAGAAGTTAGCGTACAATCAGATGAGATTAAAGTGATTGTTAAAAAACTAGAGGATAACAATGAATAAGAATAACCTTTTAAAAGTTATAGCGAAAGGAGTTGATGTATCGACTCAAGCTCATTTGTTTCAATTAGAAAACATTAGTATGACATTATTGTCTAGTGATTATATTGAAATTGAATTTCATAAGAACTTAAATACTCTATATATCGACCTACAAACTGCGAATACGAATCAATCTATACTTAAAATTGAAGCTCAAAATAATGGGTTAACATGGGATGAGTTAGATTTAATTGACGAAACAAAAGGTCTTTCAAAGTCGGGCTTTTTATTCTTTGAGAAAAATACAGCTAAGAAATATAGAATTAGTTTAAGTGCTGATTCTTCAGCTATGAAAATAACAGGAATAGCTTCTCAGCTTTGTTCGGATAATGATCTAAGGCTAGAAGTGCCTGCTGTTCAACAGATGCTCCCACGGGGCTATACGACTCATATAGCCGCTATTGAGTCATCAACTAGATACATACTTCAAGTATTAAACAACATGGGTAAATACAAGTATAACGGAATTGATATAAATAAAATAAACAGATATGATATTTTTAATGTCGATGAAATTCGTCAGTGCGCTACATATTATTCTCTTCACGTATTGTTTAATAACGCTTCTGATTCAGATGATAACTATAGATTTAGAGCTGATTCTTATCTCGTTAAGTTTAATGAAAGTTTAAAAATATTTCAAGGCGCATTTTTGGTTTTGGACTTGGACGATAATGGACAAGAAGATGAGCAAGAAATTAAGAAAGGCACTTCAACTTTTAAGTTTGTGAGGTAATTATGGAAGATAAATTAAGACTGCTCGCAATTAAAAGACTTGGAAAAGGTAATGATCTTACTTATTTTCCTAAAGATCTTATTAATATGTATATAAAAATATTAAAAAATTTGGAATTAACAGAACAAGAAATTGATGAGGAGTTAAATAATGGCTAATTATTATTTCAATAACTCGACAGGAAATGATGCGAATGACGGACTTAGCTTAGGAACAGCTAAAAAAACTTATGATACATTTTTTAAAGAAGCAACATTTGTTTTAGGAGATGTTCATTTTTTTGTATACACAGGAATTGATTATGTTGTAGAAGTTAATTCTTCTATATCAAAAACTTTTGGTTGTATAATGACAACCTACGGATCTGATTTAACTCAAAAAGCAAAAATTCAATTTAGAAAAACGATTAGTTTTACTAGAACTGTACATTTTGGATCTACTGTATATTTTAATAATATGATAGTTGAAATGTATAGAGAAAGTGTTGGCGGAACTTTTACTGTAAATTTAGGTGCTGATAGTAATATAAATCAATGTGAATTAATTGTAGATAATACGTTATTTCCATCACAATCTGCATTTAACGGAACAGGTTTAGTTATAAAAAATAGTAAAGTAAAAACTATAGGAATCGGCTCAAGGATATCAGCATCTTCTTCATTAACAAATATTTATTTAAATTGCTCATGTTATTTTGAATCACTTTATAACTCGCCCGGTCAATTTATTTTTAGTAAAATTAAAGCTGATATTTTAGGAACAACATTTTCTCTAGGAAACGGACCTATAAATTCCGGAACATTCAATAGCACATTTTTAATTTCAGGAGCTATTACTCCTTCAATTTTGTTATCTAATAAAGAATATATAGATAATAATATTTTCATATTCACAGAAATGGACACTTCTTTTTTATATGATCAAACATTTTCTTTAGGAACTTTAGTAAGTTCAAATAATGCTTTTTATTTAACTAATTTAAATACTACAATTCCAGCTGGAATCATCACATTACCTGAAAGACTAAATTTTCAAATATCTAATTCAAATATATTTGAATCAACTGATTATTCAAATTCTCAATTTTTAAACTTAAAAAACGATGTTTACAATCAAACAAATTTTATCAACAAAGCAGCGTATGCATTAACAATTGGAGCAGATCAGTCAATCGTATTTTCTACAGCTGTGTATCCTACAGAACCAAACGTTAATTTAGGAGTCCCATTCGGACCTAATGGAACTGATTTTGTAGGATCAAGAGTTGACTCAGGAACTTATCCTGATCCTTCAGACGTTGCTGCTAGAGCCGCAGCTTACGGTCCTACACAAAATTTACTTGGAACAATTCCTACAAATAAAATTGCACCTTCAGAATCTGGAACTTATTTAGGTCAAGAATCTAATGATATTTTAAACGCAAGTATTTTGAAAGAAGATGAACAAATTTTAAATTTAGGAAACATAATAACTGGGTCTTATAATAATAGACCTAGTGATTCTTTAATTGCACCTTCAGCTGGCGGGACGTATTTAGGCGAAGAGTCTAACGATATTTTAGATGCTGATATCTTAAAAGAAGATGAGCAAATAAAAAACTTAGGAAACATAATAACTGGGTCTTATAATAATAGACCTAGTGATTCTTTAATAGCTCCATCCGCGGGAGGGAATTATTTAGGTCAAGAATCTAATGATGAAATAACTGAAGATAAAGTAGAATTAGATTTTGAATATAAAAATCTTGGAATTGATAAGATAGGATCTTTAAATCCAGGGCTTTTTCTTGATCTTCCTTCGTCAAAAGTTGAAGACGGATATGAATATACTGACTCTATAAGCAGTAAGACAGGAACTTTAGGTAGCATAAATACTTTAGATGCTAACACTCCGAGAGTTATTCGAAATAATATTGAGTCTTTAATCGCTTCGACATTGCCAGATTTCAAGAAAATGGACTATATTTTAGACCCTTTAAAAAACACATTTAACAATAATGCTAAACAATTTGGCGTATTAGTTGAAGACTCAAGTCAAGAATATTTAAGCTTGGGACAAGATGCGATAGCTGTTGGCTATAGAGTTAAGCTAACTAACGACTATTTAAACAATGCTTTTGATGATATTTCTCAAGTTGAGAGCATAGATATATTACAAAATTCAATGGAATTAATAAGAAGAAAAATCAAAAAAACTAGAGCTGGAACATACAACACTTCAAACTTATATTTTGAGTTTAATTTTAACATAAATGAAATTGAAGTATTCGATGACTCTAAGTTATTGATTTTAGAAGCATATTTCGAAATAAAGATTAAATTACATATATAATAAAAAGAACTATAAAAAAGGATGGAAATAATGAGTATAAGAGATATAGATAACGAAACAATTAAATTAGCAATTTCAGCAGAGACAGTGCCAGGCACTCCTGTAGCTATTGCTGCTAGTGACTTTATTGAAACAACTGAAGCTGTTCCGTCATTTACAGCAACAACTGAGAAAATTGAGATCAATCCAAAAGGAAATAGACTTAAAAAGAAGAGCAGAAAAACTTCAACTGTTGGCTCTTTCAGCTTTACTTCAATGTTAAAAAGTGGGGAAGAGGAAGGCGATGCTCCTGAAATCGATGCATCTTTAAGAAGTTATGGTTTTTCTAAAGAGCAAATTGCTGCTGGAGAAACTGAAACAGGATCAACTGCTGCTGTTCTTGTTGTAGCAGATGCTTCTGAATATAAAAGCGGTCAAGGTTTATTAGTTGACGATAAGCATTTATGTATCATTCAAAGCGTAGATTTAGCAAATGATGAGCTTACTTTAACGTATGCTTTACCATCAGAACCGGCAGACGGAACTAAGATCTCAGCTTTATGTGCTTATAGAGCTAACGATAAAGATGCTATTACTGTAACAGCTAGGAAATATTATGCTGATAAAGTAGTTCAAATTATACCTTACGGAAAAGTTTCTGAAGTATCAATTTCAGGAATCAATCCAGGAGCAATCCCTGAAGTTTCAGTTTCGGGCGAAGGAATTTCATTCTTTGAAGTTCTTGAAGATCTAGTTTTAACTCCATCTTATCAAAGCACAACTTCACCTGTTGCAGGTCAAGAGTCATGTTTAGTTATTGACGGAGTCGCAAGATCAGCAAGTGATTTAAGTTTTTCAGCTACTCAAGAAGTAACAAAAAGAACAGATTTATGTGCTAAAAATATTTATAGCGGATTGAGAGCGACAGGAAAAAATACGATCTCTGGAAGCTTTACTTATTTCATGAGAAAAGATGAGTTAAATGATTTAGCTGATGACGAATTTCATAGCATAAGTATTGCTCTATCTGTTCCAACAGACGACGAAGACGGTAAAGCTAACGCTGTAGTTATCTACTTACCGAAAGTTAAATTTGATTCTATCGATTCAAATTCAGACGTAGACGGAGTTGTAGGGGTTTCAGTGAATTATTCTTCTGAGCCAGCTACTGGTGCTGACGAAGAGTGTCCTGTAATTACTTTTATCTAATCACAAAATTCAAATAATATAATTTAAAAAAGGAGATTTCTCTCCTTTTTTTTAATTTAAATCGCTTAAATTTATAGGAAAAAAATCAGACTTTATTTCTTTAAAAATATTTCTCACTTGAGTCTCAGTAAATTCTCTAATAAAAAATCTTAATTTATACATCGTTTCTTTATTAGCTAAATAGTCTATATACTTATTAGCAGCTGATTCGTCTTTAAATGTTTTAAGTTCATGTATGTTGTTGACTTCATCTGTTATCAATACTAAAAAATTTGATTCCATTTTATATCCTTTTCTTTTGTAAAATATACTTTTTTCTTAATTTTCTTCTAAACGATAGAGCTTCTAATCCATCTTTAAAAATAATGGTTTCATAAACTTCATCAAACCATCCGACTAATTTTAAGACAACTTCGATTTTTTCGTTGTCTTTTTTAGCTTGTTTAAAATAGAAAAGAGACTTGTTTATAATCTCTCTTCTTTTATTTATGTATTTCATTATAATACTATATGATATACGTTCGGATTTGGATTATATTTTCTATTAACGCTAATCTTACCTTTTTTTTCTAAACTTCTTAATGTTCTAGATACTTGTCTATAAGATTGATTTAAATCTTCAATTAAGTTTTGTTTAGTAAAGCTTTTGTTGATCTTAAAAGCTACTAAGAATCTTAGCTCTTCAGCTGTTAAAGACTTTAATTCTTCATATGATATTTTAGCGAAATCTAAAACTGATAAATAGTCTTTTTCTATATGAGCTATTTCTTTAGTTTTAGTTTCTTTTTCTACAATATTACTTGTTAATAATAATATATTTTCTTGTTTTTGTTCCATCTTTATACCCTTCCTTCGTTTAAAAATTTTAATTTTCTTAAGTCTGCAATTAAATAAGAATATCTTTCAAATTCTTTAATTTCTTCAATATCTGAAGCTTCTTCAAAATTTGAAGACGCACTTATGCATTTGATTAATTCTTCTTTTATTTTCATGTTTGCTCCTCAGCGTTTTTGTTAGTCATTTTTGTCTAACATATATAATAAATGGAAAGTCTTATTTATAATACAGTATTTTTTAACAAAAGTCTATTATTAAATCGATTGTAGTAGACTTGACAAGATAATTTAATTTATTTTTTGTATTGGCATTATATTCGATCTGAGCATAAAATAATTTAAAATAAATATAAGAAATATTGTTAAATCGACTATATTCGATTTAAGGAATAAATATATTAATCTCTCTTTTGCTTCTTTGCTTTAAATCAAGATGAACCCAAAATTTTGTTGAATTTTTGTCTTCTAGAAATAGATTATATTTCTTTAATAAGAAATTGTATTTAAAAATTACATCATATAGCTTATGATTTGAGTCTTTAAAGTCTACAGCTATACCAGTCAAATGCCCTGATCTTTTTGATGCATTTATTATATTCGAATTGACGAATGAAGGTCTAAATCCTGAGCTTATTTTTAAGCTTAAAACTTCTCTCTCTTCATTCAAACATATTTCATTTAGTTCTTCAAAAAAATTATTTAAAACTAAACAAGTATTTTCAATATTAATAATTACTTCTTCTGTCAGTTCTGTAGATCTGGCGCGAGACGGATACTTATTATCTGAAGTTATGACTCTTTCTTTAGTTATTTTTCTAAACATTTAATCCTCACTTTCTAGTTGTCTATATGTTTTTAAACTTTCTTTTCTATCTTTTTCAAAGTTTTTACCTAAAGGAATTTTCAATTGTCTAGCTAATCCTTTAGCGTATTTCCAAGCTTTTGTTTCGTTTCTAATGATAGCTCTTTTTTGAGCAAGAGAAAGCTTTTGAGATTTCTCTATTTTTCTTCTAGCGATGTTATGTGAAGCATTAGTGAAACTTTTCGGATTAGTTGAATAGTCTATAAAATGTCCCGCTTCGTGAAGTAGTGTAAACATTTTTTGTTTTACATTAAGGTTTTCATCAATCAAAATAGTCCTTGCCGACGGAGAATAAACTCCTCCAGAAATTAAATCAGGGATGTACTTTACTCTAACTTGACATAACAATAAGTATAATTCTATTGATTCTATATGTTTGTTTTTCATATACATCCTCCTTTTTATTTAACTATTTTTAACTTTCTTTCTTTTCTTTTATCTTCTCTTTCTTTTTTATTAGAAAGTCTATTTTCTTCTCTTTGTTCTAATACTTTTTCTTTTCTTTCATCTACGATCTTTTGTATTTTTTTACTATGAATATTATTCTTTATTTTTAATAAAGAAACAATTAGTGCTTTAAATAGTAAAACTGGAGATAGAGTAGCTGATTGACTTATAGTAACTAATAATAATTTATCATGTCCTAGCAACATATCTGACCCATTTATATACACTTTCCCGCCAGACAATAAAAACACCTTCAATAAATAGTGGTTTAATATAGCGCAAATTGGAGATAGAATTTCTACTCCTACAACTATTAATATTTTCTTCAACATCTTCT